GCTGGTTGGAGACCTTTTATTGGTTGGATCTGTGGAATAGCATTAGCTTATAATTTTGTTATAAGGGATATGCTAGTATGGTATTTTGGAGCAGAAGGAGCACCCCCAGCATTACAAATGGAACATTTAATGACAGTGCTTGTTGGAATGTTAGGACTTGGGGGTATGAGAACATTTGAAAAATTAAACAATAAATCAAACTAATATGTGTAACTGTGAAATCTGTATTTGTAAATAATGCCAAGAAAAGCAATATCTACTTATATATTTAAACCTAAAAAGAAAAGACCTGGAGTGCATTCTAAAAATGCTTCTAGAGGTCAAAGTGGTTATAAAAAGAAGTATAGAGGTCAAGGTCGTAAACATTAGTTGTTAAAAAAAAACTAACTTAAGGGATTTACTTTTTAAAAAAAAACGGGTAAATTTGGTGGGTTAGTGGTTAAATAAATAAATCATGTATAACTTTTTAAATAATATAAATATGGACGAAGTCAGAAAACTAGCGGATAAAATAGTAAGCGACTATGAAATAACTACTAAAGCTAAAACAGATAAGTTGTTACAATTAGACGCAATACAATATACTAACTTAGGTACAGATAGTACTAAAACAGAAAAACAAGCTGTTAAATCCAATAGTAAATATATTTATAGACAAATAAAAGAAATAGATGAACCTTTAGGAAAGCAACTAATAAAAGCAATGGATGCCTAGGAAGTTAACACGTAAGAAGCTTATAACAAAATTAGATACTATATTTTCTAAATATATAAGATTAAGAGATGCAGATCAAAACGGGTATTGTAGATGTGTTACGTGCGGAGAAAGATACCACTGGAAAAAAATACAAGCGGGACATTTTATAAGTAGAAAACATTATGCAACAAGATGGGATGAAAATAATGTTCATGCGCAATGTGTAGCGTGTAATGTATTTAGAGCCGGTGAACAATATAAATACAGTTTATATTTAGGTAATGATACAAGTTTAGATCTACTAACTAAATCTAAACAGTCTGTAAAGTTTATGGATTTTGAATTAGAGGAAATGTGTAAAATCTATAATGAAAAAATAGAGTCTTTTGATTCTTTTGAGGGCTTATAGCTCTCTATTGTTCTTTGTTTTTTAGAAAGGGATTAATTAAGTTTGGTCCCTTTTTTTTATGTTATATCGTTTTATTTACAATTTTTTTTAATAAGTTTATAGCATGATAGAATTACACTACATAAAATTGCTTGAAAAAAAGCAACAAGAAGTAGATCAATTAAGATCTATACTTTTTGATCTTCTGAAGCGTAATTTAGTATCAGAAGAAGAAAAACAATTAATAATAAATAAATTTTTTAATAATGGCGAAGAACATACCTGTTAGAATAAAAGAGACACAGGACTCTATAAGTAAACAAGGTGCAGTGGATAGAGCCACTGAAATAGCATTAAACCCTGTATGGAGAAATGCTAGTGACAAGGAGAAAAATCAAATCCTTGCTGACATATCTTTAATTGGTAAATATTTATATTTTGAAAAAAATCTATTACCGACAAAAGAAGACTACATGACTTTATATAATATAAAAACGGATAAAAATGAAACCACAAATTAATTATTAAAATGGAAGTATTAGGAACAGTAAAACAAATCTTAAATACAGAAACCTTAGGACAAGCTCCTAAGCAATTAACGCTTAAAAAAATTATTATAACTACACCAGGACAATATAGTGCTGATATAGCTGTTGATTTTTTAAATAAAGCGATCGATTATTTATCATCTATTAAAGTAGGTGACCACGTTGAAATAAAAGTGAATGCTAAATCTAAAGAGTATAAGGGTAAATGGTATACTAATTTAACAGCTTATGGTATAGCTCTTAGAGAACCTGAAGTTGCTAATGCAGATCAAATGCCTGATACAAACGATAACGCTGACGGTTTACCATTCTAATGTTACTAGATCCCTACGAACTTTATAACAGACTACTTGATATAAAACATGGTCGTATAAAAGAGGGATTAAGAATAGGTGTTCCAGAGATTGACGAATATTTAAGGTATAAGCAGGGGAATTTTAATCTGTTGATTGGTCATGCAAATGTTGGTAAAACTACCGTTATACTTTACTTATTCGTCCTTTGGGCACTTAAACATAAAAAGAAGTTCCTAATCTGGTCTTCTGAAAACACTCCACAAGCAGTACAAAGAAAAATTATAGAATTCTACATGCGTAAACCTATTACGCTAGCAGATGATGAAGAGATAAAATCTGCATTAGCCTGGAGCACTCAGTATTTTAAAATTATAGACGTAGAGCAATTATATACATATGGAGAATTACTAAGTGAGGCTTTAGATATTAAAAGAACATGGGATTATGATAGTTTATTAGTAGACCCTTATAACTCTCTTGTTAAGGATCGTAAACTTTTTAAAGAGGTAGGAGGTCATGAGTATGATTACCAGATCGCTACTGAATTCAGATTATTTGCTAAAACACATAATGTAACTGTATTTTTAAATGCACATGGTGTTACAGAAGCTTTAAGAAGGACACATCCTAAAGGTCATGAATATGAAGGACTACCCACGCCACTAGGTATGGCTTCTGTAGAAGGTGGTGGTAAGTGGGGAAACAGATGTGATGATTTAATTTGCATACATAGATATACATCTCATCCTACTGATTGGATTTATTCGATGATTTTAGTTCTTAAGATCAAAGAAATGGAAACAGGTGGAAGATGTACACCGTATGACGAACCCATTAAATTAAAGATGGAGAAAAACAACATAGGTTTTACCTTTATGGACAGGGATTTAATGGATAATAATAAAAAAGAAATAGAGTTTTGATAACAATAATGTTAACCATAGCCTTAGTTACTTTATTAATCGGCCAAATTAAAGGTGCAGATATATATATAGCTTTAATTAAGGGATTTATGGTAGGTTTTCTATATCACAAAGAACAATATGATGATGGATTCAATGAGTACACTTTACAGTGTTTAATAGGAGTTGTTAATTTGACAGTGAAATGGGAAAGGAAGCAAAGTGGTTAGCGATTGTTGCAAAACAACATAACGAGTGGATTAGAATTGTAAATAGCTTTGGTGAATATGATTACGCCGAAGATATAGTTCAAGAAGCTTATTTAATTTTATATAAATATGCAAAACCTGAAAAAGTTATCGAAGGAGATTTTATTAGGCGTGGTTATATGTATTTTACTCTTCGCACTACTTATTACCTTTATTATAATCAAAAGCGAAAAGTTAATAAGGTTTCGATCGACGATGGACATCTCCAACTGGAAGATACCAATAATGTAGAAGAGCATGAAGCTTATAACAAGATCTGTTTAAAAATAGATAAGGAAATAGAAGACTGGCACTGGTATGATAAAAAATTATTTATTTTGTATAGAGACTCTGGAATGAGCATTAGAAAAATAGCAGCAGAAACTAAGATTAGTTGGGTAAGTATATTTAACTCATTAAAGAACGCAAAAGGAATTATAAGAGATAAATTAAACGAAGATTATCAAGATTATTTAAACGAGGATTATGACAAAATATGAAAAATTTAAAGCTAACTTTGAGTATCAGCAAAAAGAAGCAGTAAAAGGATTTGGTGATACAGTTGAAAAAATAACTAAAGCAACAGGGATTAAAAAAGTAGTAGATGCAGTATCTGAAGCTTTAGACGTTGATTGTGGCTGTGATAAAAGGAAAAAAAAATTAAACGATCTGTTTCCTTATGTAATGCCTGAGCTATTAACGGAGGATGAATTTGAGTTTCTAGATCTAACTTTTAGCAACGAGTCAAACAAAATACAGGACCCGGAAAGGATTTTAAAGATTTACAACCGGGTTTTCAAAGACAATAAAAAGATGACAAACTGTAGTCCTTGCTTTGTAAATACAGTTTACAATAAATTAAAAAAAATTTGGTATGAGTATAGATAAATTAGACTTAATACAAGAAATAGAATTTTTAAACGAATATGAAAGACTTGGCGAGATATTGTTAAAATGGTCACAGCAATCAGATAACAATGAATTAAGAACATGTAATAAATGTTTAGTTAAAATAGGAATGTATGTTTCTAAACTAGAGATGGATGTTAGATCTGCTAGAAAAGCTATTAAAGATTATCAGACAGAAATAACTTGGTATAGAAACCAAGCTGGTAAACATGTAGATAAAATAAACAAGTTAAATAAAAATATCGAGAACCTGCAAAACGAAATAACTAATAAATGGACGGACGAATTAGGTAATTAACAAAAAATGTTTATATTGCGAACATGAATATTCTAGAAAAAGCAAACGACATAGTAAACAAAAGATCTTTAGAAAAGGAAAGACAGTACGGACCATTTAGTGTTTGTAATGAAAAAGCAGCTAAGATTGCCTCTGTCTTGTCTAATAAAGAAATTACAGTGGATGATATTTATTTTTTCCAGATAGCTTTAAAGTTAGCTAGGGAAAGTCATGCACACAAAGAGGATAACCTCTTGGACGCTGCAGCTTATATAGGAGCGTATAATAATTACAAAGAAGGAATAAAAATAGAAGACAAAGACATAACAGATGATAAAGGGAATTAAAAAATTATATTCAAGTTTATATAGTTTCCATACTGTATCTAATAACTCACAATGGCAATCTGTTAAAATAGACAAAAAAAATCCTATGGTAGAAATTACAAATGTTTATTTAAACCTTGGATCGACTAATGATATTAAAACAGATACAAGTCCAGATTTACCATGGTCAGAAAATCATTTTATGGAAAGAGTAAATGGTAAACCTATAAACCCAGGTAGGGAGTTTAAAAACTGGCCTTACTATGCTGACCAAAATAAAAACGATGAAATGTTTAGGAAAGACGGTATTTTTAGTCATAACTATATGGAGAGATATTGGTGTTCAGATTTAAAAGGTAGGAGATATAATTACGGGGATTTAAATGATGTTATAAATAGAATAAAAGAAAATCCTAATACTAGACAAGCTTACTTAAGTGTATGGCACCCTGAAGATCAAAGCAATAATGATGTTAGAGTACCTTGTACATTGGGATATTGGTTTTATAAAGAAAAGGACAGGCTTAATGTTACATATCACATTAGATCTTGTGATGCTGTAAGACATTTAAGAAACGATATATATATGACGTACCGTTTATTGCAGTATGTTTGTGATAAGACTGGTGAACAACCAGGGGAGTTAATGATGTGGATAGGATCTCTACATTGTTTTAAAAGTGATTTATATTTTGTTAAGAAGTATGTGCGGGATACAAATAACTAAAAAGGAAGCAGATAATAAAATTCAACATAGAGGTGTTGAGCATTATTTTGGATACGAAGATAATTGGTATTGGAATTTCAGTTCTTTACCTTTATCTTCTAATAAAACAGATTTAAAACAACCTATAAACACAGAGTCTGGGTTAGTTTTATTTAATGGAGAAATATTTAATTACAAAAGCTTTGGAAATTATGCAAGTGATATACATTATCTAAGGCATGTACTGAAAAGAGGTATAGAAGACAAGAAGTTTAAAAAAGAATATAAAGAATGGGATGGTTTTTGGGCTATAACTATTTTAATGGGCGATAAGATTATATTTTTTACAGATCCATTAGGTAAGAAGCAATTATATTATTCGTCAAAAGGTATATGTTCTGAAATAAGACCTATTATCCCTTTAAACAGTTTAATATTGCAAGAACCACAATTAAAAACACTTAACACTAAATTTAGTAATGTATATAGAGCTATGGCTGGTTTTTTCTATGAGTATAGATATGAAGACAGAATGGCTTACAGGATAGAACCTGTGCAGGACTATTTAAGTGTTGAGCCGGAGTTAAGTAGTCATAATTTAATTTCATTAATAGATAGTTCAGTTCGTCTACGAAGTTTAACCAATTTTGGAAAAGTAGGATTATTATTTTCAGGTGGACTGGACTCCTCTATTATTGCTTATCATTTAGTTAAGAATAAAATAGACTTTACTGCAATTTCTATCGAAAACGGAGAAACAGAATATTGCGAGAGTATTAGCAAGGCAATAGGATTCGATGTAACTTATATTAAAGATGAGTTAAGTGAAGAGGAAATTATAAAAGCATTTAAACACTACGAGCATTCATTAGATATGGGTAGTGTTATACCTCAATATAGTTTATTTAAAAAATGTAAAGAGTTAGGTTTACATACAGTTATAACAGGAGATGGAGCTGATGAATTGTTTGGTGGTTATACGAGAGCTTTAACTCAGAACACATTTGACTATGATGTTTTTAGTGAGCTCCCGTACTACCATCATATTAGGATAGATCGTATGAGTATGGCTCATACAGTAGAAGCACGTAACCCGTTTTTAGCTACACCTATAATACAATATGCAATAAAGCTAGATCCAGCTGAGCGTAAAGGTAAAAAGATTTTAAAAGATCTATATAGAGATTTAATTCCTTTTGTAGATCGTAACAAAATGCCATTAAGACCAAAACATAACAAAGAAGATAATAAAAAATTAGGAAATAAATATTTTGAAGATGCGTTTAACAACTGAATTTAATTTAATAAGAGAATGGGCTGATAATAAAGGTCTGTTAAAATCAGGAGACGATAAAACACAATTCGTTAAACTGATTGAGGAAGCAGGAGAGCTTTCCAACGGAATACTTAAGAACGATAAAGCGGAAATAAAAGACGCTATCGGTGATATTGTTGTAGTACTAACTAGTATTGCACATTTAAATGGATTTACAATCGAGGAATGTATTAATTCTGCTTACGATGTAATTAAGAATAGAACAGGTAAAATGATAGATGGAAATTTTGTAAAAGATGAGAGTAGTAACTAAAAGACCCAGCTGGAAAAATATAACATTTATGACTCCTAAGATTAATTTCAAGAATTGGGCTGAAAAGGGAGTTAAAATAAATTTAGATAAAGAAACCTTTGAGTTTAGGGAAATGCATGAAATTGATGCTTTGTTTAAAAGCTTAACACCGAGCTTTAATTCTGGTAATACATGTTTTATATCTATACCGGAAATGAAAGCAATACACGCAAAAAAAGAAAGGTTTGAAACTATTAAACTACTTAATGGAGAAGTATATGATAAAAAGGTATTACTAGAAAAGATGTATGATGATAGTTTTTATTATGGAGAGCTAGGAAAGTATGCTTTAAGTAGTAGTGCAGTAAAACATTTAATAGATAGTCCAAAGTCTTATGCTAGATCTTTAAACTATAGTTCTGATAGTCCAGCATTTAAAATGGGTAGGTTAATACATTTAGCAGCGTTAGAACCAGAGAAGATGGAAAACTTAATTCATATAGTAGAGGTACAATCAGCAACGACTAAGAAGTATAAAGATACAGTTAAAGAAGTTGGTAGCGATCAGTTTGTTTATACTAGAAAAGATTATGATAAGGCAATGTATACAGTAGATGCTTTACAACAAAACGATTTATGGCAAGAATTAACTAGAAAAGCTAAATTCGAACAACCAGCATTTGATATATTACATGGTTATCCATTTAGAGCTAAGGCAGATGTATTAGGAGAAGATTTTATGGCAGATCTTAAAACTAGTTCGGATCTAAGAGCGTTTAAATGGTCAGCTAAGAAATATGGTTATGATGTTCAATTGTATATTTATTGTAATTTATTTAAAATAGATTATAAAGACTTTTACTTTTTTGCTATAGATAAGTCTACCGGAGATCTGGGTATATATGATGTAAGCGAGAGCTTTTATAATTCTGGCAAAGAGAAACTGTTATATGCAATAAGAATATTCGAACAGTATTTTGTAAACAAAGAACATGAGTTAAATGAATATGTTATTAGGGAGACATTGGAGTAATGACAGAACACTCATTCCATTTTTATACAATGGCTTGGTTAGATCTTATAGAGGGTGCAAAGCTTCCCGAACTACAAAGAGCTTTGAATATGTATTTAAGCGTGGAAGATTATGAGGCTTGCACAGGAATACAAACAGCAATGAATGAATATATTTACTACATTCATATTAAGAAAAAACTCTTAAAGAGTTAAAACAATAATTTAAAAATAAATCAATGATAAAAGACAAATTAAAACAAATAATAAAAGAGAAAACAGGTCATAACCTGGATAGTCATAAAGTAAGGAACTCTAGAAAACGTGAATACGTTGAAGCAAGGGGAATTTATTATACTATTTTAAACGACGAAGGAAGGTTCACGTTATCAGCTATAGGAAGGGATATGGGTAAGACTCATGCTACAGTACTTCATGCGGTTAGGAACTTTGCTTATTGGTTAGAGTATAATAAGTCACTAAATAAGACATATAAAGCTGTATTAGCAGAGTTTAAAGCTTTTATGGGTATAAAGCTACAAAAGAAATTATCGTCCAATATAGAGCTCCTAATGGACCATTACGTAAAGCTTAAAGCTGATTACGAGATGTTAAAAGAGCAAATAGACGAGGTAAATCAGACAAAATGACAATAATTCTATTATCTATATTGATTAATCAAATTATATCAAGTGGCACACGGAGGAAAGAGACCAGGAGCAGGCAGAAAGAGTAAGTCAGAGGAAATTAACTTAATAGAGAAGTTAAGTCCTTTGGAAGATGCTGCATATAATGCACTAAAATCAGGAGTGGAAAAAGGTGACTTTAAATATGTACAACTCTTTTATAATTACTATGCAGGTAAGCCTAAGGAGACTAAGGACATAACAATAAACGAAGACACTCCACTTTTCATCGATTGAGGGTACAACGAACTACAGCGCTAAACAAACTACAATCATTACAAAATAGAGTTAAGATCGTAAGAGGTGGAACCTCAGCGGGAAAAACTATTTGTATATTAGCTATATTAATAGATAAAGCTATAAGAAACAATGGTTCAGAGATTAGTGTAGTATCAGAGTCTGTCCCTCATCTCCGTAGAGGTGCTTTAAAAGACTTTTTAAATATCTTAAAAGGATTAAATAGGTATTATGATGAGAAATATAATAAAACTAATTTAAAGTACACTTTTAGCAATGGTAGTTATATAGAATTCTTTAGCACAGATCAACCAGATAAGTTAAGAGGATCTAGACGTACAGATCTATTTATTAATGAGTGTAATAATGTACCATTTGAAGCTTACCAACAATTAAGTATAAGAACATCAGGTGATATATGGTTAGACTATAACCCTACCAATTTATTTTGGGTAGACAAAGAACTTGTTAATGGTCAAGATACAGACTTTATTACTTTAACCTATAAAGACAACGACCAACTACCAGTTTCGATCGTAAAGGAAATAGAAAAGACTAAAGTTAAAGCTAAGACAAGTACATATTGGAGTAATTGGTGGAAAGTATATGGATTGGGTGAAATAGGAACTTTAGAGGGTGCTTGTATTCCTGATTGGAAACAAATAGAAGTAATACCACCTAATGCTAGACTATTATGCCATGGATTAGACTTTGGATATAGTGTAGACGAAGCAGCAATAGTAGCTTTGTATAAACTAGATGACACTTATATCTTTGATGAGGTGTTATATAGGAAAGGTATGTTAAATAGTCATATAAGTGCATTTATAAGAAACAACTCTATATTAGGAGCTATATGGGCTGATAGTGCTGAACCTAAATCTATAGCGGAACTAAATACTTATGGACATCAGATCTTTGCAGTAAGTAAAGGTAGAGACAGTATAGTATATGGTATTAACTTAATAAATCAGAATACGATCTATATAACCCAAAGATCTAAGAACTTAATTAAAGAGTTACAGGGATATATATGGTTAAAGGATAAACAAGGAACAACACTACAGAAACCTAACCCTTTATCTGGTGACCATGCTATAGACGCTGCACGATATGCTTTTACATCAGCTATTAGCGATCCAACAAAAGGAGAATATCATATTTGGTAGAAATTATTACATTTATAATATGAACAAAGAAATAACAGAAAAAGACCTTAACGAGATAACTTTATATGCTGAAGCTTATAAACAGAATGTTATTAATGTGCAAGAATTTAGAGATAACATAAGCAACATATTATTAGGTCAACATAAATATCATTAATTAAAACTTTAACGTTTTAAATCGTAGTTATTAACATTTATTGTTTATATTGCTAACTAGTTCATTGTAATTAAAATAATTTTATTACATTTAATGTTAATTAATGGTGCTGGTAACCATTAGTAGATCAGAAACATCATTAGCAATTAGGCGAAGAGTAGTCACGATCGAATTGGCAGCACCTTTATTAACTAATAATAATAACTAAAAAAAATATCATGAAAAAATTTATAACATTTATAGAAGAGTACGTCCAATATCCCTTAATCATAGGAGCAGGATTATATTTTGGCTTTCACATAGTAATTTGTATTTTAACTCACTAATATGTACGTAAGCAAAAAACAACTTAGATACTATTTAAGGACTACAGATAAGGATGTAGCTTTTCAAAAAAGATTACTGAAGTATATTGTTTATGGTTTACCATTTGCAACATTCTGGAGTATAATGTTAATTAATTTATTATTTTATGTTTTCAGAGGTTAGATCTAACGATTCACATAGAAAAGAAATGCAGATCTTTAAATGGTGTATTGAAAACGATATTAGAGCCTATCCTGAACCAATAGGACCAGGAAGGAAACAAAAGGTCTATATTATTCTAGATTATAAAGGACAGATTAAACGTGGAAAAAAGCTTTATATTCAGAATAGTGATGAATACAAAGAAAATCTACGTAACGTATACGAGTGGGCATACAACAACGCACACGATCAAATTAAAAGACAACAACGTATTAAGGTGAACAATTCACCTTAGTTTTTCATGTTAATTATTTAATAGTCGAAAGGGGTCAGTAATGACCTCTTTTTTTTGTGGACCTATTTTAAAACCATTTAAGACACTTTTATGATTTTATTATTGATATATATATGAAGATTACGATCGATGTACCGGATAGCTTAAAAGACGTCACACTAGAGCAATACCAGGAGTATATAAAACTAGAAGAGAAAGACGAAAATAAGAATACGCATTTTTTGTTTCATAAGTTAGTGGAGATATTCTGTAATATTACCTTAAAAGATATTATTAAAATTAAATGGAATAGTTTGTTAGATCTAGTAAATCAGATTAATAAGTTATTTGAGGAAGAGCATAAGTTACATAAAACTTTTAAGCTTAATGGAAAGGAATACGGGTTTATACCTGAATTAGACGAGATTACATTAGGAGAATTTATAGATCTTGACAATTATATAACAGACTGGGATAACATGCATAAAGCTTTAAATGTATTATATCGTCCTATAACGTACAAAAAAGGAGATAGTTATATAATAGAGGATTATAAAGTTTCAGATGCGTTAGAGTTTAAGAAAACACCTTTAAACGTAACGTTTGGAGCTTTGTTTTTTTTTTATCATTTAAACAACGAGTTAGTGAAAGTTATCCCGAGTTATTTGAAGGTGGAAGCGGAGAAACATTTGACTTATCCGGAAAAGCGAAGTTTGCTGCTAAATGGGGATGGTATCAATCTATCTATGGACTGGCTAGAGGAAATGTTAACGAGATCGACAAGGTTACTAAATTAAACTTACATCAGTGTTTGTTTTATTTAGCATTTGAAAAAGATAAAATAGAATTAGAAAAAAGATTAATTAAAAATAATGGCTAACACAAAAGGATTTTACAACGTAATAGATACAATTAAAGCTAAGCTTATAGCAGAGCCATTTGTAAATACTGTAACAACAGGAAATATTGATGATATAGATCTAAGCAAACAAACGATCTACCCATTAAGTCATATTACAGTAAACAACACCAACATAGGTACTAATACCCTTGTAATGAATATCTCTATTTTTGCAATGGATGTTGTAGATGAGTCTAAATTAGAAGATGCAGATTTTATAGGTAACGATAATGAGCAGGATGTATTGAATACACAATTAATGGTATTAAATAGAGTTATAACAGATATGCAACGTGGAGATCTATATTCACAAGATGGAAATATGTTCCAGGTAGAAGCTTCTGTATCATGTGAGCCTTTTGTAGATAGGTTCGAAAACAAGTTAGCTGGTTGGGTAGCTACATTTGATATAGTAACAATAAACGATATGACAATATGCTAAGAACTAACCAAGAAAAGATTTTAAATAAGTTTAAGAGCTATGTTATTCAACAAGCCAGATCTAGACTAACAAAAGGTAAGCATAATGTAACTAGAGATCTTTATAATAGCTTAAAAGGTGAGGTTGTTGATAATAAAGGAAAGTTATCAGTAACATTCGAGATGGATGAGTATGGTATGTACATGGATAAAGGTGTAAAAGGATCTAATCCAAGTGCTGTTAAAGATGGAAAGCAAAAAGCACCTAACAGTGAGTTTAAGTTTGGTAATAAAAAGCCACCTTTAAAATCTATACTTGATTGGGTTAAAGCTAGAGGTATAAGATTTAGAGATAAAGAGGGTAAGTTTACTAGAGGTAATTATAAAACTATAGCATTCTTTTTACAAAGAAGAATATGGGCACAAGGAATTAAACCAACATTATTTTTTACAAAGCCATTTAATAAAGCAATGCAAAGATTACCGGAGGATTTTGCTAAAGCTTATAATATGGACTTAGAAATATTTTTAGAAAAACAATTTAACGAATAGAACATGGCAAATATATTATTAAGAAGTCCTTATTACGAATCCCATCCCCGTGCAGCGGCGGAATCAGCTAAGTTAACACTAGAGATTGATGGTACATTAAGATACACTATTATAAAAGATACACCTACAAATACAGTAACGTATGAGATTTCTGAATTATGTAGAGATTATTTAGATATTACTTATGCAGGGAGTTACGCAAATCAAAGTGTTGATATAGTAGGTGAGATTACATTTTATGATGCTACAAACGCAGGGGGATCAACAATAGGATCTCCCATAAATTTTACACATAAAGGATTTGATGGGTATTGGGACTATTATAATACATCTGCTACTAAAAATTTCTGTTATTCAAGTACGTCTGCAAATATTTCTTGTTTAATGCAAGATAATACAACAATGCATGTGCCAGAAAGTGAAGGTGGGTTTATACCAGTAATGACAGCGGGAAGTATTAATTACATATCATTCACAGGTACTACAACTCAACTTGCTGTTGCTAATCCAGCGGTAACGATTACAATACAAAGGATACCGTGTTCAAAGTATATGCCCATGAAGGTTACATTTGTAAATAAATACGGAGCATTACAAGATATATATTTTGATAAGAAAAGTGTAGAAACAATGACTAGTACTACACAAACATATAAAAACAGTAATATATCAACCACAGGAACCTACACAAAAACTACACATCAATATAGAATATTAAAAAAAACAGGGCAAGAAAGAATGACTTTAAATACAGGGTTTATAGATGAAGGTATGAATGAGCCAATAAAACAATTAATGTTATCTGAACAAGTTTGGATGCATATGGGCACAGAAATACACCCAATAAATATAGTTACAAATTCATTAACTCTAAAAAC